GGTCAGCCGGACAGCTCCTCAAAACAGATGGCAGTGGCAAGCTGGCGTTTACCAGTTCTTTGCCCGGAGTTACTGCTACAACGGCAGAGCTTAACTATTTAGACATTACAACGCTTGGCTTGACCGAAGCATCAAAGGCTGTCACAGCAGATGCAAACGGTATTGTTAGCTTTGACAACGGCACAATCGAAGAGGTCACGACCGTTACCTCTAGCTCTAACGCCGCCACCATTAACTTGCGTGACGGCAATTTATTTGAGCATGACCTGACAGAAAATGTTACCTATACGTTCAGCAATCCAGCCGCCGCAGGCAGGGCGTCATCATTTGTGCTGAAGGTGATACAGGACAGCAGTGCCAGAACAATTACATGGCCCGGAAGTGTTGATTGGCCTGCGGCTACAGCGCCTACCCTTACGGCTACAAACAACGGTGTGGATGTGTTCGTGTTTTTTACTATTGATGGTGGCACAACCTACTACGGATTTGTTGCTGGTCAGGCGCTAGGATGAGTGTAGGCACTAAGCTGTTACAAGCCGCCGCAGGCAATGCTGGTGGGCCTATTGATGCTTATTACATTGATGGAACGGCTATTTATGGCACAGCTTTAGTTATTGATGGCAGTGACAACATCTATTTAGGACACGGTTTTGGAAGTGATACTGCTGTTACAAAAATAGATGACACGCCAAGTGTTGTGTGGTCTAAGTCACTAACAGGAGGAACTGTTGCCGCTTCCGTTACAAAATACGATAACTACGGCGGTAAGTTTTTGTATTACGGCGACGATGGGAAAATACATATAGCTGGAAGGGCCACTCAAGACGGAACCGGAGTGGGTTATTACGTCAGAATGACAACAGCCGGTGCGGTGGATTTATCTACAGCAAACAGACGGGTTAGCAATGATTATGCGCTTGTTGTAGGCCAAAGTAATAGTTCTTACATTCATTCTTTTGGAAGCAGTTATTACCCCGGTGAAGTCAAAGCCGGTCAAATAATGGGCGTCAGAATAGACCCAAGTAACGGAAACAAATTAAGCTCAAGAGCTTTTGGTCAAAACGGCTATCAAAGCGATGTGGCAAACTCACTCGATATGGATTCTTCTGGCAATCCAATTGTAGGATTTACTGTTGGCGTTGGGGTTATGCAGGTCACAGGCTCAAATGGAAATTTAAGCTGGTATAGATTTGTAGCAAATAACACTACTAACTACTGGGGCCAAACTAAAGGCGTCAGAGTAGATTCAAATGACAATGTTATTGTAGTTGGTTGGGCTTTGGACTCTGGAACAGCACAGTGCATTATCGCTAAATATAATAGCTCTGGAACTAGGCAGTGGGTTAAAAAACTTGTGCATGGTAGTAAAACGTCTAAGTTGTTTTCTGTCAATGTAGACAGTAGCGATAACATTTATGCATTTGGAATCGTAGACCCCACTAACGGTGGTGATAACGCTCCGTTTATTTGTAAATTTTCGTCTGCTGGCGCATTAACCTATCAACATCATTTTGATGCTCCTGACAGCGGTTTATATGGCTTGGGTGCAACAGGCGATCTTGTTGTTAATTCTTCTGGCAATCCTATTATTGCTGTAGAAGGCTCTTCAACTAGAACATATTTGTTTTTTGTAAACGAAGAGCTAACAGATAATTCTTCAGACCTTACATTGTCAACTATAACAACATCAGATGGGGGAAGCATAAGCAGTGCAACGTATACATCTACTTATTGGAACGGTATAGGCACAAGCGTAAACACTGAAAGCCCAACACTAACAAAGGATTAAACAATGTACGTTAAAGTAACAAACGGAACGGCTGAAACCTATACAATCGGCAAGCTCCGCAAAGAAAACCCTAGCGTATCTTTTCCTAAGATTATTCCTAGCAGTATCTTGGCTGACTACAGCGTATATCCTATAACACAGCTAGACCAACCTGATTACGACTCTAGCACTCATAAGATTGAAGAACGTGATGTGGAGCTATTGGATGGCGTTTGGACTAAAGGATGGAACACCGTTGCATTATCAGCAGATGAAACAGCAACTCAGCTTGCAGACAAAAAAGCAAATGTTAGAGCAGAGCGTGATGACAAACTAAGAGAAACAGACCACTACGGTTTGTCTGATGCCACTATGTCAACAGAAATGGCAACGTATAGGCAAGCATTGCGAGATGTGCCTGCTCAATCTGGTTTTCCTGACAACATTACATGGCCGGATAAGCCAGAATAGTTAATCGGAGAACACAATGGCCTTGATAATTAAAGACAGAGTAAAAGAGACAACAACGACTACCGGCACGGGCAACATTGCGTTGGGTGGTGCGGTTAGCAACTTTGTCACGTTTTCTTCTGTTTTGTCAGACAGTGACACGACTTACTACGCGATTGTAGACAGCAACAACTCTGATTTTGAGGTGGGGCTGGGAACATACGTCAGTAGCGGCAACACAATCGCCAGAACTACTGTGCTTGCAAGCTCAAACAGTGGCTCTGCTGTCAACTTGTCATCAGGAAGCAAGGTTATCTTCTGCGCTTTCCCAGCCGACAAAGCGGTGATTGAGGACGCCAACGGTGTGGTTTCTATTGAAAACCTACAGTTTGACACCAACGCAATTAAGGCCACAAACACCAACGGCAACATACAGCTATTTCCAAATGGAACGGGCTTTACAGAGCTTTACGGAAATAGCAATGCTGGTGCGATCAGGTTTAATTGTGAGGCAAACAGCCACGGTGTAACCCTGAAAGGGCCACCCCACAGCGCCTCTGCCACTTACAGCCTAGAGCTTCCAAATGCAGATGGAACAAGCGGTCAGGCGCTACTGACAGATGGCTCTGGCAAACTGTCATTTGGAGCCGCAGGGATTAACACAGGCAAAGCCATTGCGATGGCTATTGTATTCGGATAGGAGCTAAAAGATGGCGGCACCAAACATTGTCAATGTCAGCACTATTACAGGCAAATCGTTCTACCTTGCGTTAGCCAACACAAGCGCAACTGCGCTGGTTAGCAATGCCGCGTCGAGCGGCAAAGTTTTTAAGATCAACATGATTCAGGTTGCCAATGTTGATGGGTCTGTAGCCTGTGATGTGACAGTCAAGTATCACACACAAGATGATATTGGTGGCACAGGATATGCCTTGGTGTCTACCGTGTCCGTTCCACAGGATTCGTCGCTGGTTGTCGTGGACAAAAACACAGCCCTGTATCTTGAAGAAGACCGCTCTATCTCCGTCACGGCGGGTACAGCAAATGACCTTGAGGTTCTTGTTAGCTACGAAGAAATTAGCTAGGTCTGAGCCATGAAGTTCTTGGGCAAAGACCCCAACATCATTGATGCTTACTACACCGCTACAGCGGAAGGCGCAATCACGGCTGGAAAGCCTGTCATTGTCGAGGCTGATGGTGATGTCGCACAAGTTGCTGAAAGTGTTGGAAATACGCTAACAACGGGGACACCCGTCACACATCAAACTGGCCAGATCCGAAACACTGCCATTGCTTATGATTCCAACGCTCAGAAAATAGTTATAGTTTACAACGACAATGATTACACAAACTATTACGGAAGAGCCGTTGTTGGGACGGTAAGCGGAACGTCAATTAGTTTTGGTACTTCCGTTGTATTTGAAAGCGCGCAAGTTGCCGATAACGCAATTGCTTACGATGCTAATGCCCAGAAAGTAGTTATTAGTTATAGGGACATGGGAAACTCCAGCCAGGGAACAGCTATCGTTGGCACGGTAAGTGGCACCTCAATCAGTTTTGGCTCGGCTACTGTGTTTGAAACTGGAGATCTTTATTATGGCTCAATTTCCTACGATTCTACTGCTCAGAAGGTCGTTATAGCCTACCAAGACGGTAGTGACTCTGAAAAAGGAAAGGCTGTTGTCGGTACGATTAGCGGCACATCAATTAGCTTTGGAAGTGTTGTTCAGTATGAAAGTGGCGGTGTCGCCTATCCATCGATTGCTTACGACTCTAATGCTGACAGACACGTTATTGCTTATAGGGATAGCGGTAACTCTAATTATGGAACCGCTGTTGTAGGAACGGTTAGTGGAACGTCTATTAGCTTTGGCACTCCGGTTGTATTTGAAAGTGCCGCTACTGAGCATGTAGCAATCGCTTACGACTCTAATGCCCAAAAGGTCGTCATAGCGTATGAAGATGACGATAATAATGATTACGGCACTGCTATTGTAGGAACTGTCAGTGGAACCTCAATCAGCTTTGGAACTGCTGTTGTGTTTGAAAGTGCGTCAATCGAATATACATCAATTGCTTATGACTCCAGCGCGCAGAAAGTTGTTATAGCTTATAGCGATGTTGGAAACTCTCGTCATGGCACTACTGTTGTAGGGACGGTAAGCGGTACATCTATTAGCTTTGGCGCGGCGTCTGTTTTTGAAGATTCTTCTACTTACAATACTGCCACTGCTTACGATTCTAATACTCAGCAAGCGGTTATAGCGTATTGGGATTTAGGAGACTCTGAAAGAGGAAAGGCCGTTGTAGGAACGCTTATTTCGTCTAACCTAACAGCAGAAAACTACATAGGCATTGCCGCCGACACCTATGCTGACAACGAAGACTCAACGATTGGGATAGTCGGTTGCATAGACCGTAATCAAACCAGCCTTACAGCAGGCCAGCAGTATTTTGTGCAGAATGACGGCACACTTAGCACCACAGCAGGATCGCCGTCTGTCCTAGCTGGCACTGCCATATCCGCTACGGAGTTGGTGGTGAAAGAATGAGAGCTATAGGCGACACGCTACCAAGACGATTTAAGGCTAAGGCCAGTGGCGCTATTACTGCTGGGAAGCCTTGTATTGTCGAGGCAGACGGCGATGTGGCGCAAGTGGGTGAAGCGCAAATAGTCGGATCGCCTGCAACATTTGAATCTGCCACTGTAGAAATGGGCACAAGCATTGCCTTTGACAGCAGTAACAATAAGGTTGTCATAGGCTACAGAGATGCAGGTAATAGCGGATATGGAACGGCTGTTGTAGCCACCGTTAGCGGATCGTCTATAACCTATGGTACGCCTGTTGTTTTTGCGTCTGCATCCACAGATGGTGTTAGCGGCACGTTTGACAGCAGTAACAATAAGGTGGTTTTTGCTTTTACAGATGCCGCAAACAGCAAGCATGGCACGGCCATTGTCGGAACTGTAAGCGGGACATCTATATCTTTTGGTTCTGAAGCAGTTTTTGAGTCTGACGATAGTCGCGTTGTTGCGATAGGTTTCGACTCTAGCAACAACAAGGTTGTTATTGCTTTCAGGGATCATAACGACTCAAAGTACGGCAAGGCTGTTGTAGGAACGGTAAGTAGCACGTCAATTAGCTTTGGGTCAGTGACTACTTTTGAGTCTGCTCAAACAAGCAATCACAATGTTGTTTTTGATTCAAGTAACAACAAAATTGTTATTTGTTATTCAGATGTAGGAAATTCGTTTTATCCAACAGCTATCGTCGGCACTGTATCAGGAACATCCATTTCTTTTGGTACGGCGGTGGTTGCAGATTCAAATGGGGCAACGTCATTAAGTGCTACGTTTGACTCTAATAGCAACAAGGTCGTTATGGGACTTGGAAGCTCTAGCGCGGGGGCAGGTATCGTAGGCACTGTCTCTGGTACGTCTATTTCTTTTGGAACAAAAGCAAGTTTTGCTAGTGCCAGTTCAGACGTAAATGGCTCCGGTTTTGACACAAGCACGAATAAAGTCACGTTCACTTTTGCGGATGGTGGAAATTCCGACTATGGGACGCTGGTTATAGGCACGGTTAGCGGCACGGACATTACGTTTGCCGCAGAGCAAACTTTTGAGACAGGCGGCACTACGCAGTATATGCGAGTTGTTTTTGACAGTAGTGCCAATAGGTTTGTGGTGGCATACAGACAAACCAGTGACAATTACGGCAAGGCTCTTGCATTTTCGGGAGGCGCGGCTACAAATCTTACCTCCGAAAACTATATAGGCATTGCAGAGTACGCGGCGGCTGATACAGAAACAGCTACAGTTTTTATTAAGGGTGGCGTAAGCACTCCGGGCGGTACCGCTTTAGACCCCCCTACAGCGGGTACTGCGGTTGAATTTGAGGCCGGTATAACAACCGGCCCTCCTAGCGTTGTGTATGACTCCAGCAACAACAAGGTGGTGATCGCCTACAAAGACGCCAGTGACTCCAACAAAGGCAAGGCTATTGTCGGCACCGTTTCTGGAGATACTATTTCTTTTGGCACTGCGGTTGAATTTGAGGCCGGAAATACCAGCCAGATTTCTATTGGGTTTGACTCCAACTCAAACAAAGTCGTAATTTCTTACAGGGATGGCGGGAATTCCAATTATGGCACAGCCATTGTCGGCACTGTTTCTGGGACATCTATATCTTTTGGCACCGCTGTTGTGTTTGAGTCTGCCGCTGTTGCCTATACAGCAACCGTTTTTGATTCAAGCTCAAACAAGATTGTAATTGGCTACAGAGACGGGGGTAACTCAGATCAAGCAACAGCTATTGTCGGAACGGTATCTGGAACGTCCATATCGTTCGGAACGGCAGTCGTGTTTGAGGCGGGGACAGTGGTTGAGTTTGGCGCTACGTTTGACTCAGCCAACGGCAAAGTTGTTTTTGCCTACAAAGACGGCGGAGACTCAAGCAAGGGTAAGGCTATTGTAGGTACTGTTTCTGACACCTCCATCTCGTTCGGAACGGCAGTCGGGTTTAGTGGAACGGATGCTGTGAACAAGGTCGCCGCCACTTTTGACTCTTCTAACAGCAAGGTTGTCATTGCCTACAACAATGATACTGACAGCAATTCAGAGGCTATTGTTGGTACTGTTTCTGGGACATCCATATCTTTTGGTACGGCGGTTGAGGTTTCAAGCACGGACAATAACAGTCTGTACACAATGGCGTTTAACGATACCCAAAATACGGTTTTTCTCGCCTTCATGGAAAACTCCACAGAAGACCTAGAAGTCTTTGTAGGCACCGTAAGCGGAACGTCTATTTCTTTTGGTACGTCCGTGAAAGCCGCAGAACACGTTCCTAGCGAAGGGTATGGAATAGCCTACGACAGTAACGCAAAGAGGCTGG